GCTTTATTTTCTATTGCGTTAAGTAAATCCTCTAAATCATTGTAATGACCAACAGCTTCTGCAATAGCAGTTTTAGTTCTATATTCTAATGGTTGTTCATAATCAGCGTGCCATTGTGGCTGGTACTTTGTTTGTTGTGCCGGATCATTTACATCAGGCCGTCTATTTTCTTGTGGTACATCAGATATAATTTTTTTAACTGGTTCTTCAGTAGGTAAATTATTTTCAATAACTGCATTTTTAATTGTAGCTTCATAGTCTTTACGAATATCATAAGCATTTAATTCTTCTTTAGGTATTTCAGGATTTTTATTTTCAAAATCGTTACGAGCTTGACTTTCATAAGTTGTGTCAGATTTTAATTTTCCAGTTTCAAGTTCTTTTAATTCTTTGGCACGTAATTCAATCATTTTGTCAATATTGCGGTTAGCAGCTATTATTGATGATAAACTTTCCATTGCTTTTGATTGTTCATGTCGTTTTAATGCATTTTCTTGTTCTAAATTAGGTTGAGTTCTATAACTTACATTTGAATCAGGACGTTTTGTATATTCCTGTTGCATTTCGCCATTATAATCAGTTGGCTTTATATCTGTTCCATTATCTTTAAGGTTTTGCAAATCCGTCATGCGTTTTTCATTATTAAGCATATCTGGATGATCTTCAGGTAAACCTTGATCTATCATACGTGCTCTATTAATAGCTGTTCGTTCTAATTCATTGTCAATATTAGGTGTTTCTACTTGTGGGGCTACTAGAGGTTGTGTTTGTTCTAATTCACCTAAACGGTCATCAATTTTTTGAATATGTTGAGCTGTTTGAGATAAATTATCAATTCTATTTGGGTCATCAACTGCTAGTTTAACTGCGTCATAATTATTTTTTTCAATATTAAGTTTATTTAATTCATCAGCAGATTGTTTAATAGGAATATCATTATTTGCTATTTTATCAAATGTATTATTTTTAATTGAATTTTCAATATTAGATGTAGTAGGAGCTGGTACAATTTTTTTTGCTACATTTGCTGCTTCTTCAGCTGCGGATTGTTTAGCTATATCACCAACACCACCACCTGTAGAACCCAAAACCATATTTAATGTATATGCATCAAGTTTTTGTTGTCCTTCTTTACTAATAATGAATTTACCTTGCGAATTACTTGTAACATCATTTCCAGTTGGCATTAGGGCACCACCAGCAAAATTTTGTTCACCTTTTCCTATTTCAGTTCTGGCATTGGCTGCGGCTTGTTTATTATTCGTTAAATTAGCAGTTGCAAGTTTAACACCACCAGTTACAACGTTATGTGTAACACCTTCGTAAAGATTTTTTACTGAATTAACAACAGTATCAGAAACATTTTTTCCATAAGAAACTATATCTTTACCTATTCTATTAAGACCCCATCCCTGAGGTTGAGCTGGTTGAGGTTGTTGTGTGTTTTGTGATGGTGTAGGTATAGATATTGATGAAGGTGCTTGAGCAGGAGCAATACTAAGATTTTGTTGAGGTAATGGAGCAACACTTATATCGCTAGGTGGTGTAGGTATTGGTTTTAGAGTAGCAGTTGATGGTGGAGCTAAACTAATAGTTTGTTGTGCAGGTTGAGCAATACTAATAGGCGTTTGTGGCACATTAGGAATAACACTAATAGATTGTGGGGTTTCATCTTTAACCTTTAATGGACCCATTTAATTCTCCTAACGGTTTAGTATTTGTGATAGACCTTGAGTACTACCTTGTAAATTTGGTGAAGGTAATGGAAGAGTCGCCGCAGGTGTTGTAGGTGCTGTAGCCATTGGAGCATTTGCAGTTACTTGATTACCTGAATTAATTGAATTTGTATAAGCTGTTGTAGCAGCGTTTATATTGTCGTTCAAACTTTGTAAATCAGCTAATGTAGTAGCATCTAATGCTTGTTTAGTGTAATAAATTTGATCTCGTGCTTGAGAACCTACTGCTGTTGAAAGTTGATTTTGAAGATTTATTATGTTATTTTGGTATGTTTGTGTAATAGTATCTAGTGTTTGTTTTTTCTGTGTTCCAATAACCTGTTGTACATCTACACCATTTTTAAGGTCGGCATCAATTTGAGCTTGTAAATTTTGATTGTTTACTGCTGTATTAAGATTAATTGAAGATTGTTGTTGAGCTTGTTCTTTGCCATAGGCATATTCACCCATTTGTACAGCACTTGAACTACCAGCTCCCGTGTTACCTAATGCATTTTGATAACCTTGATTTTGACCTCTAATTGAATCAGCAAGTTGTGCAAGTGATAATTGTTGTGATGCAGTATTGCCAGCTTGTTGTTGTCCTAAAACATTTACTTGACCTTGTGTTGTATCTGCACTTTGGTTAGATAATGCACTATAATAAGCGTTTGTATCACCTACGTTTTGTGCATAATTTGCTGGACCTGAAACCATTAATTGATTAATGTAATTTTTAATTGGGTTAGTATAGGTAGTTTGAATAGCTTGCGATAATTGAGCTGTTGCTAAAGGGTCTAAACCTGTTGATGTACCGCTTGTAACTGTTTGATTTGTTGCACCGGCATTAGGATTGTTAATAGCGTCTGTAGCCGTGTTTTGTCCCGGAGGAGTTAGTTGAACATCTGTTGCATTTGAACCTTGTATTAACCCTGCTGGATAATTAGTTACACCAAGTGTTCCGCCTTGTAATGCGTTACTCATTCCTGCACCTGCTTGTGGATTGCCTGCACCATATTGTGGATTGCCGGCACCTCCTTGTAAATCCATAAAAATCTCCTATTTAAAAAAGAGTCATACCTAAAAGAAGGCACAACTCTTTGATTTCAAAGTCATTGATTACATACATTATATCAGAAAAGAAGCTTTATATCAACTAAACTTCCAGTCCCTATCAATTTTTTGAGCAATTTCACCTAGTTTTTCTATTTTATCTTTTTCACCATTAATAACAGCAGCTTTCATTTGTTCTCGTAGCTTTTGAATAGCCGGTGAACGTTGCTGTAAATTAATTGCATACAGAATATCGTTTGCACGACGTTTTTCTAATTCAGATGTATTAGGATCAGAAAGTTTTTTTTGCATTTTTAAATAATCAGCTTGTCGAGAAGCATCTAACTTACGTGGATCCATATTACGATCCTTCTGCAAATGAATAACCGAGGTCTTTAAGCCTGCGTGTTACGTCCATAGGTTCCCAGTTAAGGATTTCAGCTATTTGGTCTATGTTTGCATCACGTGCTTCATAATGTTTTTTAATAAAACCATCGATTTGATTATCTACACCTTTAACAGTACTTAAATCTTCGCTATCAATTTCTTCGTAAAGTTCATCAAGACTTTTTTGTTTAGCAATAGTTCCGTGTACAGGTACTTTTTCTTCTGTAAGTGGAACCATTATGCCTGCATTTGTTGATGCTGGTGTTGCCGGTTTGCTTGCCATTATTTTCTCCTTATTTAATTAAAAGAAGGTAGAAGCGATAAAACTCCTACCTCCTATGACTTTATTCTGTTTATCTATTAAGAAATAGATGCACCAGATATAACGTCGATGACCCAAGATGTGTTCAAAGTCTTTGCAGCGAACTGACCAGCCCATGAAATGGTGTGGAATCGTTCTGCAGCATTGGCTGAATCTGCACCTGTGACAATGTAGAGCTTTGGAGCGTCTAATTGATTGTCGTATACACCAAATGCTTCTCGTCCGTGGATGAAGTTGTGGTATTGAATTGTAGGAGTAGCAGTTTGAGTAGAAGTCTGACCTTGGTTAGATACTAGGAAACGTACACCATACAAAGCACCAATTTCACCAGCGTAAAGAGCTTGTACATTTGAGTATGCTGCTGCGTTCTGCCAAGTACTTGTAAGGATTAGGTCGTATTCTGACTGAGGTTGAATCTTACCGATCCATCCAAAAGTACCATCATACATCAAAGCCTTATTTTCTTTGAGAGTTGCAACTGCTTGAGCAATATATTGAGCTTGCATCGTAGCATTGGTGTTAGCAGTAGAAGTTGGGATTGTAAGAGCAGTATTACCTGCATACAATGCGTTTCTTACTAGTGCGTCTAAAGTTTCACCCATGTTCTGAGCAACAACGTCAATTTTTTCTTTGTCGCGGTCATCAATGTCTACAGTACCCAAAAGTCGAGTAACTTGAATTGAGTTACCATATTCCTGAAGAGTAACGATAACCTGATTATCAGTTAGAGTAACTAATGTTGGGTTTGTTCCTTCAGTAAGTGCAGTTGTAGCTAGATTAAGTGCTGAGAAGCGGTTAAAGATAACTTGCTTTCCAGCGTTGCCTTCTAGAGCTCGTAACTGAGCACCTTCTTGGTGTACTAACATAGCACGTGCACGTTCTAGGAACCTTCGTTCGTAGTAAACGGCTACTTCAGTTGATAGACCACCAGGGTTTAAACTGGCGTCATAAGCAGCGGTTGTATTCTGTGTTGTATTTGCCATTGAATTTTATGCCTTTGTTTTTAACGACGATTCATTGCGAACCAGTCCTCCATCTCTTTGGAATTCATTTCGTTAAACGATTTCTGTATTTTTACAGTAGCGTTTGGACGATTAGCAGATTTCCCTTTTGATGCTGATGCTGAATTTGTCGCTCCTTGCGGATTTGTATTTGATAACGAGTCCAATACCCGAGTTAAAGGCTGTAGGAATTTTGTAAAGCTATATGTAGGATCTTTGGTATATATGTCACCGTAAGATTCGGTAATTTCATGAACCAAGTCTTCATCATAATCTTCGCTATTTGGATTAAGGACTGAATATTTGGCTTCAGCTTTCTCAATTTCTTGAGCCCGTTTCTCAGATGCTTGTTGTCGAGTTAAGTTAGATTCCAAAACCTTTGCGGTTGTTTGCATTTTCAGGTCTACTATTTGACTAGCGGCGTTGATTATATCCTGCTTAATTTGGTCAGGAGTAATCTCGCTCATCTGTGAATAGTCAGGCAACTGAACACTTGATGGACTAACTTGGTTGTTAGACAAGACATCGGATAATGAACTGGGTTGCTGTAAAGCACTTTCTAGTTCCCTAATCTTAGTTGTTAATTCGCTAATTCGCCTCTCTGCACGAGAAGGTCGTTGTCGAGCCCCATCACTACTATTTGCACCGTTACTCTCATCACTAGAGTCGGAATTACCATTATCCTGATCAATACCGCTATCGACATTGGCGTTAGATCGTTGTAGTGCTTCGGCACCTGCGTTTGAGTTTACATCTGATGACGAATCTGATGTTCCACCTGCAGTGGTGGTGTTTTGCGTCATTTCTGAATCAGCCATGGCTGCTCCTTTCTTACACACTTGTTAAGGTTCGTGCGTCACCTGGGGGTGATGTCCCCCAACGCCTGCTCATCTATTTGGGACGAACAGGAGTTGAAAGGCATTACCTATCTTTTACAATAGGATCTCCGTTCTGCTTAACACCAACAAGCATCTTATCCATCCCAACAAAAGCAAGCGTATGCTGGTGGTCGCAGCTTCTACATATAAGATATGGCCCTTGTTGGATTGGCGAATGATAAACACCGGAAGCACTTTTCTCAGATAGTTGTTTATTGATTTTGGTAAAGTCAGGGAATTGTACAGGTTGAGCATTTAGTATTTCCTCCTTAAATTCCTTGTTGTCGTTTTCCATTCTTAATCTTCTCCTCTACTTGAGCGACTGCTGTTTCTACGGTTAAGATAATCTTTTCTAGCTCATCAGCTATTGCATTAGTAGTGATAGTAAGACGGCCAATTTCTTCAAGTGATTTGTTAGGTATTGCAGCCTGTAATGGTTTGCCAGAACGGTATGAATTAATGGTTGCTTCAAAGTCTTTTTTAATTAATTCCCATCCTGCGTGTGAGGCAAGTGAAGCATAGGTATTAATTATTTCTTCTTCTTGTGCAACAAAATTATCATCTTCTTCAATATGTGGTTCTTGGTATAGGGCTTCATCAAAATTAACTTTCATGTTACCCCGTATTGCTGATTGTCCTCGATTCATAGCTGACTATTCCTTATCTTTGCCATTGCTTGTGCTATTTCTGGATCACCAATGCTCATAGGACCTTGTGGCTGACCCATAGGTTGTCCCTGACCCATAGGTTGTCCCTGAGCCATAGGTTGTCCCTGAGTCATTTGTGGGGGCATAGGAGCTGCATTTGGTGCTGGAGCTGGTACTTGACCCATTTGTGGTTGTACTGGCTGTTGTGGTGCCTGCATTCCATTCTTAGCGTTTTGTAATGCAATCTTAGATTGTGTTTCCATTTGCATCTTAGCTTGTTGGTATTGCAAAAAGTCGTTTGGATCTATGTTAATGCCAGCTTGTTGAGCCATTTGTGCTGCACCAGATGGTGGTAAGTCTTTAATATTAATGTTTTCACGTAGACTTTCTTGTGGTCCTTGCTGTTGTCCTTGTTGTCCGGGCATTCCGGGCTGTCCGGGTTGTTGTTGAGGTAGTGGTTTAAGCAAAAGTTTAGTATCTCTTATACCACCAGTCATAAATAGTTCTTTATAGTACTCGCCATAATCAAACATTAGTCCAGCTTGTTGTAATTGTGCGTCCATAATGCCAGGATTTGCCATTAATGTGTTGTGAATCTCAAGAAGTTGGGCGTGTTTTTCGTCCATATTTTGTTTGTAAGTAGATTTAGCTTTAATTTTGTAGACATAGCCCTTTTCGTTCTTAATTCGGCTAGGTTTAATAGTAATTTTGGCACTTTTACCATTCTTAGAAAGCTTAATTGCGTCCTGAATGTCAGGATACGTGGCTGCAATCTGGCCAATTTCTTCGTTAAACATAAATATTTCAATAGGATTGTCGTGTTCTATATTGTTTACAAGGTCAATCATGCCGTTAAACAGCTCTTCGATAGCTTTGTCCATAAAATTGGTGTCTATTTCATCACGTGTGGATTGACTAGCATTCTGAGCTTGAATAGCTTGTGGAGTTTTACCTTGTGTTGGTGTGTTAGATTCAGCACTAGCTCGTGTAGTAGTTTGACCTGTAATGTTACTCATTATGCCTTGAAGCATTTGGAATGTAAGGTTGTTGTTGCCGTCTACATCTGGGAATTGGTGGTGACTAATGTCGTTAGGGTTAGATACAAGCCATTTAGCACCCGGTTGAAAGCGTACAGATGGCATTACAACATTACCGTTAAGTACTTTAATCGGTGGGTAAGTTCTAAGCTTTATACCATCTACAAGAAGGTTTGTAACAGTATCAATAGCGTATTGAGCGTATCGTCCTTTTTCCATGTCACCAAGTCCAATAACTGAATCAAGTGTCGGCATAGCGTATTTAAGAACAATAGGAATCTTGCCGTTTTTGTGTGGGTTAGGTATATTACGGATTACGATGTTACCAAAGTCAGGTAGGAAGTCTATCCAACGTCCATCTTCACCAGCTTCGTATTTAGTAACTACTTCAATTTCACCAGTATCGGTAAATACAGTTCGCCTTCGGAATGTCCACATTGGGTTGTGTCGCAAGTAATCATCATAGCTAGTTGGTCGTGTCTTACCTTGTTTAGTTCGTTCTAGCACTTGAGCTATAGCGTCAAGGTCGTAATCATTAACTTCGTTTTCTACAAGATCTTCAAGGTAATCTCGACTAATGTAATTAGACACAAACGCAAAATCACAGTTGTGCATAGAGTATCGTCCCTGTTGTGGAAAGAAGTTTCTAATTGGCACTAACCAGCAGTCTGGTCCGGTGTAGTTTTGAGTGTATGTCCAGTCGTAGCACATTGGCATCGTACCGTAAACATTTGAATACATATCCCATAGGAATAGTTTAGTTTCTAAATCATATTGGTATGTTGCATTTGGATATATCCACTTGTGTAAAAGCAGGTCCATTAATTGCCCTTTACCTTGGTCTTGTAAACCATAGGATTGAACTGTACCGTGTGGCAAATTGGCCATTACACGCCCAGCACGTTCTATAACAATGGTAGATAGGCTACCTTCACTAAGTCTAATTTTAGAGTTATCAGGGGTTCTGCCTTGGACAAATAGTAAATCTTCGTATTCATCCCAGTCGAGGGACATGTAACGAAGTGCTTGTTGGGCTACTTGGAATTGAGATGCTAACATTCCTCGAAGTTGAGGGTCACCGCCAATAACATTGTCGGACTCTTCAAGGTTTTGCATGCGGGTGTCATAGTCGGCACCCTTGCGGTTTTTTATCTCATTGAGAAGTCTAGGTTGTTTCTTATCCAAAGCAAAATACTCCCTTAATTAGGAGTACCTGCTTTGCCTAGGCTCAGTACTGGTATGCATTATAACAATTTGTTGGTGTATTCGTCAAGTAAAATGTGTGATATGTGACCTTTGTTATACGTGAGTGTAAACGTACGTGCACCAGTAAAGTTATTCTTTTCGGTAGTTTCCATTTCCTGTGCGACTGACAACTTGGCTATTTCATCTGTTGGGTATTTCTTTTTAATAGACTTGCTAAGAATAATTACTTTAGGTTGGCCTTCCATGTATTTAATTTCAAGTAAGCTGTGCCCAAACTGTACTTCTTCACCGTGGTCTATTAGTTCTTTACCAACTTCAGCCCACATTTTCCAAAAATCATCGTGATGCATTAAATCGCCTTATTTGATCTTCCATTTCCATGTTGTTTCTAATAAGTTCGCGATAACATTGTTTAATAGCATCTACAGTTCCGGCACAAGATCCGGCAAACGTTCCTACTTTTATTCCTACATAACCATCATTAGATACGACAACATTGTCAGCTTTAGGACAAAGTTTTTTAATATCCTCTATAGTCATAAACCCTCCTTCTTAAATACTATTATTGCACTTGGAAACGGTGCTGAATTTTCTTGGTCATCAAACTTTAGCCTACCTTTAATAAATCTTATCTCAGTAGCTTTCATACAGTAATCATGCCACCAGCGTGTATCAGTCCTGCTTGGTATTAAAAACACGACTGTCTTACCTTTTTTCCACTGCTCGTAGCCCTTGGCAATCCATTTAGGTAATTCTCTTCCATAAGGTGGATTAACATAGTTAAAGTTGCCCCATTCACTAGTAAGTCCATCTACAACATAATTAGGTGGACATGGATCATGGTCAAAACCAAATTCTGCATCTAATACTTGATATACAGCTCTAGGAGTTTTCCAATCCATCTTTTGTGACATGAAGTGTACATTCATCTTAAAAACCCATTTTTATCGAAACCTAAGTCATCGCTCTGTGTAAATCTTGTGGTGTCTTGTCGTGGCTTCATTTCAAAACCTGCTCGAGCGTATTCAGGTATGTCATCATACACGGCGTAGTTGTTGGCTACTTGGTTTTGTTTAACAGATACTGCAAGGTAGCGAAAAGCATCAGCCCCGTTAGAACTCCAATCATGAAGTGGTTTATTATCATACACCCTCGTTTCTTCGTTATACTTTCTATGGTAATTTTTTAAGCAAGCTATGCCTATTTCACATTTCTTTTTATCAAAATAACATCGTTGAAGTAATATTCTTGTTGCATTAATACCATCTTCAATTTTAAGTTTAGGTGCTACACGAAAATTTATTCCGAGATTACGAGCTGTTTCTACACGACTAAGTCCGCTGCCAAACTCTCGTACCTTGATGTCGTGTGGTGCAAAGTGTTGTCCGTACACATAAGGTTTGTTTTGTAATACCTTTATGTAGTGGTCAAGTCCTTTACCGTTACCCTCGTAGTAGTCTATGAGATTAACCTTATCATTAATAAACTGAGCAAACCAAATTCCAGTAGCGTCACCAACACCAAGATCCCAATAAGTATGAACAGGGTGTTCCTGACGATAAGGTACCTCTCCAATCCTATCCGTTTCTTCGGCAAGTGCAATAAGATCACCGTAATAAGAACCTTGAATTGGCTCATCAAACGAACACATAAACTCTTGATTGAATAGTCTTTCATCACCATATAACCCCTTATATTCCTTTTTTATTTCATCTAACTCTTGATCGCTAAACTGTCCTGCATCTTTTGCCGTGAGATATGATACAAACCAACCGTTTTTCACGCCTTGTTGGTAAAGTGTACGTGCGTGGTTATCTCCACGAGGAGTAAAGTTAAACCACATAAATCCTTTGTTTTCAACTACAATCGGTAGCAAGAATCCAATAATGTTTGGACTCATAAGTGAATACTCACTAAAGACTATCCCAGCTGGATTTGTTCCAACAATACGGTTAATGTCTGACGCACCTATGATTTGGAAGATTGAACCATTATAAAGTTCTATAAGCATTTGCTGTTGATCGGTACGCTTTCTAAGTTCTTGTGGAATATGGTCCATTGTTTTAAAGCCGTTGGAGTCAAGGTTGTCCCACAACGCTTTACGCCCTTGGTTAAACTCTGGAAACACGTAATAGTAATTGGCAACACGTTTAAGCATTTGTATAAGTAACGCATTAATCATAGTCTTGTCTTTACCATGACGACGTGGCCAAACAATAATAGCTCGGCTTGCTGGTTCGTCTTGTACTGCTAACCAGAATTCTTTTTGGTATTCTCGGGCTTCGTATTTATATGGGATAGTTATATCGGCCATCTAATCTCTTTCGTTTAATTACATGATTCTTAATGCAGTTCATTACTAACGGATTGTAAACTTCAAAACAAAGTGGACATTGCCATCCCATGTATGGTTTAAGAAAATGTTTTTCTAATTCATTCTCTTTTTTGTCTTTAAATATTTCTGCTAGATCATCTTCAATGCTCATAGTTTCTCCAAGTAAAATTACTTTTGTCAAATGGATACACACCAATATCTCTTTGCTTTGCATCTACAGGATTTCTAAACACACTATTGTTTACCCAAAAATCATAATAGTAAA